ACCATCCCAGGGTCTGTCAGATCTTGGCCACAGGGTACGCCAGTCCTCTGGCTTATCTGCAAATTCTAAAACTGCTGGCATAGCCATATACGTAAACGGAGACTTACCACCAGACCAATGATCTGGGTTTCTTAACTCTTTATACAAATCAATAGAGGCAACACGTGTGCCAACAATCATTAACATACCAGTAGCACCAAGACGAGTGATAACCATTTTTTGCAGCCAGTTAAGTTGTTTTTCCCATTCGTGGGCGTTGCTGGTGGTTATCACGTCATCTAGGATTATCAGATCGGCACGTGTGCCATAAATCTGTTGACCCATACCGATAGCTTGAACAGTAGGATCTTTTCGTTCTGACTCACGTTTAATATAAATGCGGTCATCACGCCATTGGTCAGCAGTATCTTTCCAACCCTCAGCAGGTCCATAGACAGTCTGCATTTTAGTCCATTGAGGTTCGGTCAATCTCTGCTTAATCGCGTACAAAAATTCTTTAGCCCTAGTTTGAGTCTGAGACACAATGACTACCTGAACATTAGGGTTCATAGCAATACGATACAAAGGGTAATTAATCGTTAAGATAGTTGACTTAGCGTGTTCAGGTGGTACGTTAATTAGAAGTCTTCGTGGGCTTCCTTTTTCGTAAACCATAGCTTCATCAACCCAGGAAGGTTCTTTACCTTCAACCACATCAACCCAAGACTGGTGGTGGGGAAAAACTTGGGACTCAAGGTATTCTTGACTAAAGGTAGAAAAATCTATATTAAACTTGTCGCCGCCTAAACGGTCCACATTTACTTTACTTGCATCTTGGCGTGCCGATTCAAATTCGGCAGCAAAAGCTTTGTCCCTAAAAATCCATTGACGAAGAGTATCAGACTTTCTGTGGATCCTGACCATAGCTTCAGAAGGGTCCCACCCCAACTTAACCAGTTCCAGAAACTTCATCTTATCTTCAACAAGATTGATCCTGTTATGGTTCAAATTACCTTTTTTGGCAACCACCTAATACACCCACCGTCACGTCAACCAGCCCCATCTTGTAACAAGGCGTAGCATAGCTTGCAGTGACCCCTAAAGGGTCACACTTTGCAGGGCTCTTAAAAGAGCCCTCACTATATATAACCCTTCCAAAAACGGACTACGGAGCGAGTTCGTTAAAATACTTTGCAACACGCCGTTAAAAGTGACGCAAATCACAGCAATTAGCTATGTTTGCTACCCCAAATGATATGCAAAAATTAAAACGAGACTGTACGTATAGGGTGTGTCACGCGTTTAGCATCCTGGGGTGTCCGTTTTGTCGGATTTGCCTGGCACGCTTGCCCTGGATGTGCATATGCTACGAGAAGAGCTAGGGCTAGCTATCTCCTGGCGCTCTAGCTGGTTAATAGCCGACAGCTTCTAGCTAATAGCTGGAGCTTCTAGCTAGCTTCTAGCTCTTAGCTTCTAGCTTGTAGCTCGTAGCTTCTAGCTCTAGCTTGTAGCTTCTAGCTTGTGCTTGATTAGTTAGCTATCGCCTAGCTTCTATGAGGGAATAGAGCTATTAGATCCGAGCTCTTCAAGCTTGCAACATTCGAGATTGAAACGATAGCTCGAAGCTTGACAAGCTCTACAGAATACTTATATCTTGAATATAGCTTCAACTATTAGGAGGAATTATGAGAAGCGAGCAATACACATTCGTACGCAAGAATGAAGAGGGCAAGGATACTTACTATCTCATAGAGCTATGGGAAGACGGCCATATGAGCTTGAAAGTTAAGGAGCAAGGGTGGAGCGATATCTGGAGCTTGCCTCTGGATAAGTGCGATTATATTGGAAGAGTCCACAAGGAGGCGCAAGAATGAAGACTTATTATGTAGCAAATGAGAATGGTGACTGGTGGACTATGACTAGCGACTCGAAGCTTGCAATTATCGCCACCGATAGCTTCAAGCTCGACCTAGCTGGTGAAAGTTTAGATATTGAAAAGGAGGGAGATAAATTCCAGCGCGTTATATGGAACGCTGGAGAGCTTGTCTCACTTATAGAAGAAGACTAGAGTCGGAAGCTTGCGCCTAGCTATGAGCTGGCTAGGCGCTCGCTCCTGGAGCTAGTCCAGGACTAAGCAAGGAGGAGCAATGACAGAAGCAAGCGAGCAATTCGTGGATGATTATTTAATGGTTAGCCAGAATGTCCAGGATGTCTACTATGACCATATTGGAATTGTGGCGAGTAATGGCGTGGGCAAGGGTGGCGAGATATTAAGAGGGCAATTCGAAGAGTGGGCTAGTGACCTAGCCGATAGAGAAGAGGAGAGAGGCTACGAAGTAGGAGCTCTCTTCATTCGTCAGCTTCTTATAGGCTGGGGAGCTGATAGCTTCTATAAGATAGCCGAGCGCTTCGAGAATGAGGGGCAAGCTGTCTCTGTTGCTCTTAATTCAAGGGAGGGCTAATCGTGCCTCTAATGTGCGACATATGTAAGAGCTCCGTCTATTGGAATAGGGAAGAAGATAAGTACCCTTGTGAGATATGCGAGCTAGAGGATACCGATATCGCTTAGAGCTGGAAGCTTGCTCCTGGACTTAGTGCCAGGAGCTTGCTTCTAGGGCTAACACCTATTACCCTAGATGATTAAGGAGGACTACGAGATTATGAAGAAGCAACTAACAGAAGAAGAGCGCAAGCAGAAGCGCGAATATATCAAGGAGCTAGTAGCTCTTACTACGGAATATATGGAGATTAACGGCGATATCGAGCGCGTCATTAAGCTATCGAATATCGAAGCGCCCTACTCATTCCGTAATAGCTTGCTGATTAGATTACAGCGACCAGAAGCGACAATATGCGCTGGTTTCTTGGAATGGAAGAAGCAAGGCAGAAGCGTGATGAAAGGAGAAGCTGGTTCAATGGTGCTTGTGCCTCTAGTTATTAAGAATGACAAGGAGGGCGAAGATAAGATTAGATTTAAGACAGACTATGTCTTCGATATTAGCCAGACAGAAGAGGTGAAAGCTTAGAGCTGGAGAGTCGCATTCTAGGTCAATTCTAGAATGCTTCTCGCTGGATCTAATCTAGCTAGTCAATTTATACGAGACGACTACGAGCAAGGAGGAGCTATGAGCAAGGAATTAGAAGCACAATTCGTTGTGCTGGTTAAGTATGAAGAGGGTCAATACCTGGTCGAGATAGTTAATCAAGACGGAATTATGACAATGCCATTAGCAGAAGCTAGAGATGTGTCCTTTCATAAAGCTATTGAGGAAGCATTCTCCACGCTGGCGCTTAATGACCAGGACTATATTGAAGCGAGCTTAATATGAAAATAAGCTTCAATGAATTTGATAATAAACTAACTATCGGAAGCTGGAAGCTAACTAGAAGAGGCACTCTAATAATTGAGGCATTATTCTTGCTCGCGCTTCTTGCATTAGTGGGTTTCGCTGGCTATATTGAGACTATGGAGGTAGGACAATGATAGTTGAGAAGAATTATGAGGGCGCGTGGGTTATATCGGATATAATTAGAGGTTATCGCGTGGCTCATAGATACTACGGATATACGAAGAGAGAAGCTGTAAGACTATTCAAGGAGGCTACTAAATGAATATATTAACTAAAGAAGAATTACTAAAGATTATCTTAGAAGCAGATGAGATAATAGAATTTGAGGAGGATAGATGAGCAAGCGAGCAGAAGAATTACAGAAGAAGCTGGAAGCTGGAGCTCCTAGAGAGGGAGCTTCTATCTCCTGGCTTAAGGAAGAGGTTAAGAAGAGTGGAATTATTTGGTCAAGATCGGACAAGCCTAGTGGCTTCTGGGTTATTCCAGAAGACTTAAAAGATATTGACGATATGGTGCACTTAACTTATAGAATGAAAGCTAGTCCAGAGCATAGGTGGCAAGAATGGAGCTAACCTGGAGAAGCTGGTACGGATACAAGGAAGAAGATACTAATGAGGAGGAGCAATGAGCTATAAAGTATGTGTTAGATGTAAGACACCTGTTATATATACGAGTGTCTCACCTGGATACTACGCTGTATGTCCAGAACACGAAGAAGATCTATATACATTTGAGACAGAAAACTATAAGGAGGAGCAATGCCTAACTGGTGCAGTAATAGCTTAGAGATTAGAGCTAGCAAGGAAGATCTAGAAGCTATAAAGAAGCAAGTAAGCAAGTCATATATCCATAAAGGGTTCACACTTAAGTTTGATACTGAGCTTGAGGAGTGGAAGAGAGTCTGGCACGAAGAGGACACTGGAGAATTAGTCTTCTCTTTCCAAAATATAGTGCCAATGCCAGATGAAAAGAATAAAGATGAAGACTGGTATCAGTGGAGATTAGATAACTGGGATACTAAGTGGGACTCTAGCGAAGCATTCCTAAATGAAAGGGATAACTCTCTAGTCTATACATTCGATACGGCGTGGAGTCCACCTATGAATGTGTATTTTGAGTTATCTAAACAATATCCACAAGCTACTCTAATGGTTAGCTATGATGAGCCAGGAATGAGCTTCTATGGAATGCACATAATTAGGAA